CCCTCGTCAGAGGGGTGGATCTCATGACCGGAGGGATGAGTCCATCCACCACTTTCGTGCGGCTCCCAATCCTGGGGGACGTAGGTGTGCTTCCACTCCATAGCCTCGCGCTGTGCGGCCTCGATCATCCTATAGGCTTCGCGCAGTGCTGCCGGGATGACCAGTTTCTTCTGGTAATTGGGAGCGTGCTCGATGTCAGGTGCAGGACGGCGATCATCGGGCCGGGGATACTGCCTCTTCATTCCGCCGTTCTCATGCTCCCACCACTCGTAGAGCGGATTGTTCCACTTGAGCTTCGTCTTCGGTTGCGGCTTCGGCCTATTGGGATCTGGCGGAACGTAGGTCTCACCAGGATGGTTCTGTTCCCACTTCTCTCCACGGTTGCGAACCTTGGCAGCGTCGAGATCAGCCTTGAACTTAATCCAGATGATGGCCTGAACTTGCTTGGGCAGCAAGGGTTTCTGGCCCTCTGCCTTCCGCTTCTCGTTGATGCGCCGTGTGGTCTCCAGCGAAATCTTATTGAAGATCTCGTATCCGACATTGGTTAGCTCAGGCTCGCCGGTCTCCGGATTGTAGCGAACCTCCTTGGCACTGAGGCTAGGTGGCGCGGTGTACTCAGTCTTGACCCGGCCACTGACGGGAGTAGTGGCAGCCTTGGAGAAGATGGTGTCTACCGTCGAGTCCTGATCATCGTGAAGAGTCCAATCCTCTTCTCCTGTTTCAGGATTGATAGGCATCCTGTAGTAGCCCTCGTCATCGATCTCGCTGTCATCACCGACGTTGTGATAGAACGAGTGAGTCTTCGGTCCCTTGAGGAACTGGGTGTAATCGGAACCTGTTGGTGCGGCCCAGATTTGCTTGGCTGTATCGATGTTCTCCCCGATCATAGGGAGGCCAGCCTGGACTATAGGATCTCTAGGATTGTACTCAGGCATGGGGATTCCAATTCCCCTGCTGCGCTGCCTCTTTGGAATCGGAGTGCCGTCAGGGAAGAACTCACCCTCTGGCTTGGCCTGATCGTTGAGGTAGCGCACAACATCATTGCGCCTCTTCTCAATAGCCTTGTCGGTCTGAGGATTACGCGCCTTGTCCTGCTTCTTCCCATAGCTCTTCTGGTAGTCACGCATCTGGCCGATCTGGCGATCAATGCCCCAGTGCTGAAGACCCTCGACCCAATCCTGGCGAGTTTGGCTGCCCTGCTCCATGTTTCCCCACACACCGTGGTGGGCATCGGCGTAGGACTGCATTTCCTCGTCGGTCTGGGGAAGGTTCGCACCTGAGTAGTACTCATCGTCAGAGATCGGATTCAGGCCGGTGTAGTGACGAGATGCCCAAGCTGCTGGCCGGTTGGTCCGCATCCACTCGTCGTGAGCCTGGGGATGGATGACCGGCTGTTGCCAGTTCCTTCTATCGTTGGGATCGTAGTTATAGAGAAAGTGCTGAAGGGAGTTGAGATTACTACCCCACTCGTTGTGCGGAGACATGCCAGCACCAATGGCAACGGCCTTGGGGAAGTCTTGGATCGAGTTATCCGAAGCATCCTTAATTGAGTTGTGCGCGTTGCGATACCACCACAAACCCTTTTGGAACTGCTCAGGGGTGGCAGAGTAGAAGTGATCCATCAGGTTGGAGATAAAGCCTTCGGTATCAATATCTTTCGCGACCTGAGACTCAGCCTCAAACCTCCACTGCGCCAGGACAATCCGGCGAGATCCGGTAGCGGTGAGGCCGGGAGTAATGGCAGGAGTAGTGGCCGGGGTGGTAGCCGGAACAGATGCTCCTGCTCCACCAGAAGGCGCAGAGGTAGTAGTCGGTGTGGCCGGTGCAGCAGATGGCGGCGGGGGAAGGTGATAGACGTTGTCAAAGTCCTGGGCACCAAGGGCATTCCCGCCGTACTGCACACCACCACTGCTACTGGACTCCAGGTTCATGCCGTTGGGCAGGGTGCCAGCCATGTGACCGCCCTCGCCCTCGCCACCGTTGGTGCCGATATTGAAAGCACCTGGGACATAACCGGGTTGGAAGCCGAAAGCCTCAAAGTCGCTGGCAGTGTTGAAGCTGTCCGGACGTTCGCCCATAGGCTTTCCGGTATAGAGCGAGTACACGTTCGCCATCAGGCCAGAGCAATCGTAGCTGTTGCCATCCTCCCCGTAATGCCCATAGGCATAAGGCATTCCGTTGACCTGCTTGCCGAAGGCATCAGCAGCGTCATTGAGGCTGCCATAGGTTTTGGGGTCAATGGGCGGCAAAGTTGTTTTGTTTCCGCCACTTCCACCACTGTTCTTGCCGCCGTGTCCTCCACCGCCGCCACCACCGTCACCGTTGGTGCCGCCACCACCCGACGAGAACATGGCCGGGTAGTACTCACCAGATCCAGTGTTGAACTTATTGTGGATCGGCTCCGCGCCAGGGATGTGATACATCGGCGGCTTAGTGCCGTCGCCACCCCAGTTCTTTTGAACAGGAGCGTTTTTCCTTTTCTCTTCCTCATCATCAGAAGCAGCGTCAGCCTCAATAATCCAGGGAGACAGCATCTCTCGCTGTTCGCGAGCCGTCAGGATTCGACGGCCCTGCTTGGGAGCCACAGAGGGAGAACTTGCAGTGGGGCCAGAGACCGGAGCAGGAGCGGGAGTCGGTGCTGCAGGCATGTTTTGGACAATGCTATTCACGTAGTCTGACCTGGCCGGTTGGGCATTGCCCTGCCAGTCGCTCTCAACGCCGTTCTGCCCCACAACAGTTGCCATCCATGATGCCTGATCCTGCGGTGATGCTGATGCACCGGGGAACGGACCAGCCACTGACTGACGATCCTGTAGCTGCTGAGCCAGGGCATTGGCGTGGTCATCGAGAGTGGTCCCGGCCTGGGAGTCGGTGAATCCCAATGTTGGTGCGCCGGAAGGGTTGTTGCCTTCGGCTGCCGAAAAGCCTTGGATCAGTGGATACATGGCCGGATCAATACCGGCCTTCTGGAGAGCCTGCGTCAAGCTCGCGCTGGGCGGTCCTCCACTAGGGGTTCCGGTTGAACGGGGACCATAGCTCTGGCTGGAGCCACCACCAGAACCTCCACCACCAGAAGAGAATTGGGCCGGATAGTAGGCTCCACTACCCTGGCTGTAAGGATCTGGGGCGTAGGGGTTTTGGCTGATCACAGCACCAGGAGCGTGCGGAGTGTTGTCGTCACCAGACCAGTCTTCCTCGCTGATCTCTGTGGTTGTTCCTTTTGAATCCTGTTGCTGCTCAGCAGGTTTCCGCTTGCGGTCATCTTCGGCATCAGCCTGAATCAGCCACGGGGACAACAGGTCTCGCTGCTCACGGGCAGTGACGATACGCCTGGTCATGCGATCCCCTCTCTACCTATTAGGCAAGCTCTGCCGGTCTGCCACAGGGTCAACAAAAGCCCGCACCCCTTGTGGGAGTACGGGCCTTTGCTGTAGCCGTTGAAAGAATTGTAAAACAATTCCGAAGAATTGAATTAGCTCTTTCGCAGAACTATAATGCCCCTGGGGTTTAGGATCGCAAGTCCGACCAATTCGTCCATTACCCAGCCTTTGTGGAATTGCTCCACCTGATTATTCTCTTCGACATCAAGAGAATACATCACGGGAAATACACCAAGGAATTCCGGAGAAGGAGTAAGGTAAGTCGTACCCTTCGGAATGATAATAGACTTACCAATTTGGAATTCACCGAATTGGACAATCCGTTCACCGGCAACAACCGAATCCTTGAATGCCCAACCAGTAGTGTTAATTTCCCAGCGATAAAAATCCCGATATTCCTGCGGATTGCACAGCAAACGCGAGGAATCGAGCAGCCGCTGATCGGTAAACGTAACCGCCGTGTACAGATCATCCGGCTGAAGCGTGTCACCTGCGACGGAGATCTCGTTGGGCAGGGCACCACTACCAGGAACCGACGAACGATCCACCAGCCGATAAGCCTGAACTGCGGCCTCCAGCAAAGTAACAAGACGAGAATCCTCTTGTCTCATAATGGCTTGTTTCGTCATGTCTTGCGTATATTCAACAATGTTACTGCGAAGATAGTAAAGGTCTTCCTTTTTAATCTTCGGGAAAGACGCAATTCGGAAGAGTTGCACTTCCACACGCTTTCCTTCAAAAGGAGTAATCTTTACTTCACCTTCGTCGCCATGCAGCATATATGCCTGACCCAAATCGTCAAGCACATCGTACTGAATGGGAACACCCGGTGTCAGAGTATCTTCCAGAAGAACATTCCGGAGAATCCCCTGATATCGCAATTGCAATTGAATTGGGCCAATCATCGATTGCCCAAGTCGAATCATGCCATTTTGCCGGTCATTCAAGATATGAGCCAGCTTGGCCTGCTTCTCGCGAGCCGATAGCTTGCGATTGCCCAGACGCTGCTTCGCGCTGACGATGTCCTGCACGTACTCGTCGGACGAACGCGAGAACCGCCCTAGCCCACTTCCGGTGGCAACAGGGAGCGACATGTTTCTTCTCCTTCCTTAGCTTCCACCGATTGGGCTGGTTGGACCGGGGTCGAAACGGTTCAGCCTGATCAGGATCTTGTCGGTTGACGGGACATCGAGAAGCTCAGCGATAGCGTTGCTTGCGTTGGCCCCAGTGGGAGTCAGCAGACCGTGGTTGTTACCGGTCAGCAGCCGCCGCGAGCCATCACTCACATTGGCAGCAGTCCAGTTGGCCGTCGCATCGAAAGCCGGTGCGAGAACCTCAAAGACAGCCTGCGAGTCGCCGGTCCACACGGTCGTGAGATTCGTTCCGGTGCTTGAGGTTTCGTCAATCCCAAGCGAGGGAGCGATAAACAGAGCGGACAGACCGAACGGCTTCTGGTTGCCTGCACCCGTATACGGAGCGAAGATCTCGCCACTCTTCCGGTACATCACGGTGCCGGGAAGAATGTCAAAGCTCTTGTCCCACGCGGGATCTAGGAAACCGCCGTAAGGGGTTGCCTGGTGCTGCGCGTAGATCGGGCGCAGCGTCCTTTTCTGAGCGGGATTCGCTAGAGTTGGACGGAACATATTTTTCGCCTCCTTTCAGAAGGTCAAAGTTGTTCTAGAGGAACAGCATTCCATCGAACGAAGGATCGTTCGCTGCAACGCGATTCGTGCTTGCCACACGTCCCCTGCTGGACAGACCAGCCGGGATTGCGCTGCGAGTTACGGTCCCGCGTCGATTTCCTGCGGTGACCTTGCGTCGAGAGGCGTTAGCCTGAATCACGTTCTCCAGCAGGCGAGTACGATCCACCACCGTGGCGTGCCGCATGGTCTGGAAGGATGCGATCAGCTTCCACTTCTCTTCTTCGGGAGTCAGACCGGCCTTGATGTACGCCTCTGCCAAACGAACCGCAGCGACTGCATCTGCACGGCGAGCCTGACGCTCCCCCTCGCCGGGTGCCCAAATCTGGCTACCTGTATCCAGATCCGGCTCAGCGAGATTGTCACCAGCGTTGTTGCCGAAGTCTTGCAGATCAAACTGCGAAGCCTGGGCCTCTTCGTCGGTGACATTACTGACAGGAGCCTCAACGTCAATGCGATCCTGCGGTGCTGCAACATCCAGCGATTCATCCGCGTATCGACGCATCTTGGCCTCCTTCTCAACTTTTCTGGCGTGCCGCAACACATTTCGCAGTGTCGGGAACAAAATTTCCACGGGAGCACCCTGAGAACTTGCCCAGCGTGCTGCCTGACGGCGCAGGAAGTTGGCATTGTGCTGGCTGGCCGTGCGGCCCGTGGTGTCGCGCAGCCAACGATCAAATGCCGCAAAGGCTTTCAGGGAAGCATCACGCGGCTGGGTCTCGACCTTGTCAGGCTGCAGTTCCTCATGCGGAGACTGGAGATCCTGCTCGTCGGTTCCCGACAGTTCCGGAGCCACCAGATCAGCATCCGGCAGGCCACCATCAGCAGCGTGACGGCGACGGCCAGCCTTCGGAGTGCCCGTCCATCCCGTCAGCGGTCCACCACCACCCGTGAAGTTGCCGGTCTCACCGAATCCAGCGGCCTCACCGACACTGGGGTTGCCCAGCGATCCCTCTTCCTGACCAGGAGCAGAGATCACTTCGGCACGGCGGCGACGGGCATTGCGGAAAGCCTGCAGCTTCGCGGTGTCCCGCTTCAACTGCTCAGTGCCACGCAAAACCTTTGCGACAAGGGTGTTTTCAGTATTGGTGATGGTGCCGTCACCGGGGACCGGAGCAGCCACTGGCTCCTCGCCGGGAGTCTGGGTGATGAAGATTTCCTCCTGCTCACCCTGATCATTTTCCCCATACGGTCCACCATCGGTGTAACCAGAATCGTCAGCAGTGAAATGCCGACGCTGACCACGGGAAGCGACCCTCCCGCGATCTGCCAGAGAGCCGCTTCGACCCATGTTCATTCCTTCCTTGTTATTTGCCATCCGACGACGGCGTGCCATCATCTGCTGTTGTGCCGGATCACCTTGCGGCGCACCCTGTTCCATGCCGCCACCACCGACAGCACCTTCAGCCTGCGAGACCTGAGCGACTACTGCCTGGATGACCTGCATGACTGCCTGCAGTTCCTCCGGACCAAGACCGGCTTCCTGTCCCCATGCCTGAAGGGTGTCGGGACCGGGAGCAGCACCGGCCTGATCACACCAGGCCAGGTAGTCAGCCACTAGCTCCTGGGGATCGCCACCTTCGCCGCCACCCTCTTCGGGAGCCTCTTCGGGAGCCTCTTCGTAGCCGCCCTCGTCACCATCCGGCTCACCGCCCGAAGACTCTTCTGTCTCTTCGTCTTCGGCGTAAAAGCGACGGCTCATTCGATTGCTCCGTTCTAATCCTCTGCGCTGCAGACGATCTGCCTTGCTGGTGTCGGGATCTTGCAGTTCCTCTGGGCTTTCAACCCAGTGTTTAAAATCTTCGTTCTCTACTTCTTTATGTCGATTGCGGAGCGTATCTACAGGCTCAGGTGCGCGAACTTCTCCATAGGCACGCCGACGAAGACGAGAGGCTTTATCGAAAGATCCACCGCCACCTAGCAATCCGCTGGCATTGGGCTTCGACTCCCCACCACCTCCATGACCTCCACCAGGGTGGCCGAAAATACCATGAGCTACCTCAAAGCCTTCCGGCTTCTGAGTCCCCGGCAGACCTTCGCCAGGATTCGCCATCAGCGGCGGCATGTTGATGGCCTCTTCGGGATTGTTATAGCTCTGTCCCGGCATATACATCGGGAGGGAGTAGGCAGGCTTGGGATCGTTGGCCGCAGGCCCGACCTGCATCGTATCGTCGCTATAACTGTTGTCGGCCCGACGCTTGTTCGCCACCAAAACCTTTGAGACAACGGCAGTTTCGTCAGCAGGATCGAAGACGTAGCTCAGTTCAAAGAAACCCAATTTGTAGCAGTTTTCATACACCATCACGTCCTCGACCTTGCCGGTCTTGTGATTGTGCCGACGAAGCTTCTCGCCCTTGTGGTACTTGACGTGGTCGCACATGTCATGCGTGTCAGTAGCCTTGTTGTTGCAGTAGGAGCAGATGGTGAATCCGGCCTCGACACCCATCGACACCGAATCCAAACCGCCACTGCGGATTTCGCTGGCGAGCTTGGGGAATCGCTGAGCGTCGATCTCCTGAATAACCTCGACATACTTGTCATTACCAGACTCGACGTAGCGAGCCGCAATGACTCGACCCCTAGCGCGACTGGGGTCAAAGTTGTTGTGGTTCACAAAGACTGGCTTGCCCAGGAAGGTTCTGTAACTCTTCTTCAATTCAGGCGACGGCCATGCATCGTAGTTCTGGTTGATACGAGCACTGATGGCACGAACCTGGGTATAGAGAAATCCAGGGCGAGGCTTGAAATCTGGGATGACTGCGCCGTTAGCACCCTTGGCTTTGTACGCCAAGATCATCTGCTTCAGGCCAGCATCCGACAGATTGTTAGCAGATGCCGCAGTGAAATTGCGCCGCATCCTCAAAGTCCGACTCCTTCTCTCACCTATTACATATCCGTAAACGATCCTGTTACAGGATCACGAAATGTAGTGGGTGCCAGTCAAATCCAGACCATCGAGGTTGCGTGCCCCAAGGTGGTGCTCTTCTTCTTCCAGTTCACGCTGCTCAGAGAGGCTGTAGTTCCGCCCCGCCGTCCGCATCAGAAACTGACTGGCGTTAGCCGCAATAGCATCGTCGCTGAAAGATCCACCGCTAGAACGGCTTCCGGACTTCAGCGACTCCGCTGCACCTGAGCTATAGAACTGCTCGATAGGATCTGAACCAACAGAGCCGTGGTGCCGACGAACCACCAGGGTCTCTGCCTGCTCGCCAGAAGGCAGCCGGGTGATACCGCGACCGGCATCATCCTCTTCTTCGTAGTTTTCGGGAAGAAGAGGACGGTCCTTCTGCCGCTTGTGCTTACCCGGCATCCACGCTGTCTTACGTTGCTGCGGCTTGTCTTTCGTGTACTTGATGATGTCATCGTCACCCAGATCGGTCACGTCCTCGTAGCGGGGACGCTCATGGGCATCGACGTAATCCTCAGAGGACTCGTACCAGAACTTCGGATCGGGACCAGATCCGGCGAAGGGCTGATCGGCCCAGTTGCCACCACCTGGCTGGCCGAAAGCTCCACCGGGACCGGCACCTTGGTTGCCGACACCATCGGAAGCTCGACGCTCTCCATGCGTGGTGTCGATCCAATCGTGCAGATCCTGTAGCTCGTAGTCATCGAGACCGTGCTCTTCGGCATACATGTCGGCAGCATCGTGGGTGCCGTATGCCTGAGCAGGAGACTTCTCCCGCCAGCGCATGAAGTGACCAACATCGGCAGCAGTGCGACGGCTGGCGACGAATTGATCTGCGTCGTAACCCTTTTCGCGAAGCTCTTCCACAATCTCGCGGACATCGTCATTGCGATCCCGCATGCTGCCGAAGTCATCCTCCAGAGGCGTAGAGCTTTCCTCACGCAGTTCATCGAGAAGCTCACCGCCACCGTCGAAGTCGCGATACGGCTCAGGGTCTAGTTCCTCACCAGCGTAGTGCCGACGAGCGTCCCGCTCCCATGAAGGGATGTATTCGCCCCGCTCATGGGCAGCTTTCCAGTCCGCGAAATCCTTCGGGGCACCTTGAAGCCACGGCTTGAACTGGTAGCTCACCGAATCGACCATCCTGGCCTCTTCAGGAGTTAGCGGATTGCTGCGCTTCCAGTTCAGTTCACGATCCCTGGCCCACTCATCCTCTAGATACCTTCGGTAGTCAGAGGGGGATTCACCGGCAGGACGAAGCTCGATGGCATGACGGCGACGGCTGAAGTGGACGATCTGGTCAGGGCCAGTGGTTTCCCGCTCGTCCTCTTCCACATCCTCAAAGTGAGAGTCCTCCCCTTCCGGCACGAACCGGAGATCGGGAGTCAGCGAATGTGGCTGTGTGCGAAGGACATCCGCAGCCTTGTAGACCTTGTCAGGATCAAAGGTGTAGGGAACCTCGTAGTTCCGGCGACCCGGCTGAGTCTTGTTGTCCTCCACGTAATTATAGAGTTTGGTAACATCCTCCGGAGTCATCGGCTCGATGCCGCCATCCTCATGTGGCTGAGAGATGAAGTTGTCCACGGTGGCCTTGTCCACATGACCATCGTTGTTCTCATCGTTGTAGGACGTGTAATCGTCCACCACGTCGGCACGCTTCTTGTACGGGTGCTTCTTTGCAGCATCACCCAATTCGTGCGACTGCATCTCCAGCCATCCGGCCAGACCGTGCGAGCACAGCCGCCCGACGTGAAGAACCTTGCGCTTGAAGGCATGTCGGCCCCAGTCGCAGGAGCACGTCCACTGAGTGATCGAGTTGCCGCCCAGGCCACCCTTGACGATCATCACGTCATAGTCGCCGTGATCCCCATGCACCGTGGCGTAGATCTTGTTGTCATCGATGTCATGGACATCCATCTTGCCCTCGCGCCGAATACGCTGAGCCTTCTGACGAACGTCTGACCAGGCAGCTTCGCGAATGTGCGAGTCTGAATCCACCAGTGCCGCATAGTGATCCATGCGGTCATCGTCATGCATGTCAGAGAGCATGTAGCCGACACGGTTGATCTCGCGAATCGGATCGTCGCGGAAACGAACTACAGGATCGTTATAGTGATCGGCATCAGCTTCGATCTGAATGTACTTGTCCGACAAGCCAGCCAGATGACGAGTGCCCTCCAAGATGACCGGATCGTCATTGCTGCCGAAGTACGGATCTTCCAGCATGCGTGCCAGATCTTCCATCTCTTCGGGAGAACGCTTGGCCTCGTCGGCATACTGAGCGCGAATGTCCGGATCGTAAGCGTGATAGATCTCCGGATAGTGCCGTGCCCCAAGCCAATCGATGAAGTCATCAGCCTCTGGGTAATTGCGATCCTTGGAAAGACCAGCAGTGCGGCGAGCGAACAGGTGCTCACCTGGGCCGGGATACTCGCGGTCACCGACAGAGTCGAAGGTCAGGGAGTCTGCGGGAGAGAGCCGGTCTTCGGCATCGATCTCATGGTTGGGCTGGATGGTCTGCTCGTCCGCGAACTGCTCGACCGGGAACTGCGGACTAGGATCGTATGGAAGATCTGTAGAGTTATCCTCATTCACATCTTCGGCAGGCTCAAAATCGAAATCGGCTGCGCCCGTGTGGATCTGGGCATCGGCCTCATCGATCCACATCTGAAAGCCACTACCGGCGACAAGGTACTGCTTGCGACCGCGAACGGTCTCTTCGCCAATGATCTGGCCTCGCCCAAAAGCGGTGTGAACGAAAGACATCCGATCCTCCCAAGGGGTTCCTATCTTTTAGGGAGGCGAATGCCGAATACTACAGGTGTTAAACGTCTTTCACGTAGATCGGAAGCTGTCCCGTCGAGACCGGAAGGCCGAAGAGACCGGAGTCAGAATGCTCCCAGAAGAGCTTCCAGGTTTTGCGGAGATCGTAGATGGTGGCGCAGGCGGCGGGATCGTCTATGGGACAAGTGATTTCATTTGGTTCTGATTGCTGTGCGAAGAAGCCGTGCTGGTTCAGATACTCAGCCAAGGACATAGCCTCGTCGCTGTTGTCTGTCACCAGGGTGATATACAAGACCTCTGTCGCATTACGCATGACTCTGCCCGTCCTTCTGAGGGATTCCTATAAAAATCTGAAAGACCTTGGGGGAGAACCACTTTCCGCCCCTACGCCCAAGGTCGCACGCTACCACCACATTTCGTCTTGGGAAGGGGAACTGGTCACAAAAAATCCTCCCGCCGGTTAGGACGGGAGGACAAGGGGTAAACCAGGAGGTTACCCGGTGTGGGTGATTCTGCGCCGGATCTCGTACCCGGCCATGTAGAGAGGCTGCAGGAGATGCTCTTTGATCTCCTTGACCCGAATCTCTTGCGCTGACTGGTCTAGTGCATCCCAGGCGGGAAAGCTTGCGTCGAGGTCACTTTCGGAGACTGCATCATGAAGACTTTTTCTAATGTCCTCACGCTGAGCTTCCCATAGCTCCTTCGTGAACTGCTCCACTGTGATCTGCTTGGCAGTCATCGTTCCTACTCTCCCCGAACGCTGAAGGCTCAGTAATCGGGATCTCTCGTATGCTCTCTTTGCTTGTGGTGATGGTCAGTTGTCGTGTCACCCAGCTATAGTTCTGTACAAATGAGTCTACTTCAAAGCTAAGCTCAACTGCAGTTTTCTTGAAAACTTCTAGCAGAGTGGCACGGTCTTTAGATGTAGCTATAGGGTAACCACCGTATTCACTTGGAGGCCATAGGATTTCCCCATTTGGCAGCTTCAGGCCCACTTGCGTTTCCGTCCATAAATTCCCCTGTTCATCTATGAACTGCGTGCCCGTGTCAGCGTCAGCGTAAACCGGATCGTTCATGTTCACCCACCTTGGAAAAGGATTGCCCCGGAAAAGTTTTCCAAGAGTGCTGTGCTTCCAGAACCGACGCAGCACAGCCTCTTCGGCTACTGCCCATACTAGCTCACCAGCGTCACCAAACAGGCTCGACCCCAAAGACCATCTCCCCCGAATCATCGATGCTCCAAGGTCGAACCTTCTTTTTCTTGTAGGCACCAGGATAATTTTTCACGTAGTCCTGGTATGCCTTCAGAACTTCTGAAATCTTTTCCGACCGGCGAGCACCCATCCAGGGCAGTATGGCTCTCATCAGCCATGCAGCTTTCACCCCACTCGTAGTGGCCGTATACATTCTCTTGCCCTCGCGATATGGCTTTGCGGCGTACACCTTGGTCCCGAAAAGCCTTGCGACATGGACGATTACATCCTCGTCAACCATCCCCACACTGATCTTCGGCGTGCGGGTGTACTCACCCGATCCGCTTCTCGATAGCTGTTTGTCCATGTAGAAGCAGCCTTCGCCCTCCAAAAGCCCTGCTAGCCAAATGATTTCCTGCTCTGGTGTTGCCATGCAGAAAAATTACCACTGAGGCTCAACACCGAACACCTCCGCATACTGTTCCAAGAGGTCATCAAGAATCTTTTTAGAGTCTCCTGCTCCCCCGGCCACTACCTCTGGGAAGTCGGCCCTGATCTGATCCTCGTAGGCCGTCGCGTTCAGTGCCTGGTAGAACTCAGGGTCATCGATGAGATCCTCGACGCGGGGATTGGGAACGTGCTTGGAGATGACTTCCAATCTTTTCACAGCACGTTCTACATCTTGTTCACTGGCGAACCTGGATCGGCCATAGCTCGACGGGCCGATCTCAAACGCAGAAAGTTTTCTAGGCTCTTCTCCGTTGACGGCACTCGTCTTCGGCTGGTTCTTGCGCTGCTCGTCAGACTCCGGTGGCCGAATCCTGTTGCGGGGAAGCTCAACCGGATCGGGCATGGGAGGGCCAGGGACGTGCGGAGCATTGGCCTGCGGCCCGGTGGAATGCGGTAGGCCGGGTGGCTTGGTGGTAGTGGTGGCAGCCGTCTTCTCGCCGCCCTCTTCTTCCGGCGGAGGTGGCGGAGGAACACCAGGAAGCATGCCCATGCCTGCGGCAGCCGGTGCCGTCATCTGCTTGATCTGCATATCCGACATCTTGGCCTGACCCTCCATGAGATCGGTCTGGGCCAACTGCTGCCGAAGTTGTAGTGTCGCAGTAAGTTCCGTTGCCAGTTCCGGCGGGTATGGCAATCCCTGTGCGTCACAAAGCTTTTGAACTTTCTGCATGGCCTGGGCCTGAGCCACCATCTTCTGCACAGTCTCGCTGGCCGAACGCTCCAGTTCCTGCTCAAAGTCGAGCGGGAGATTCACGGCCATCATCTTGTCGGAGACCGGGACACCGGCAGCCTTCAACTGGGCAATGAACGCACGCTCAGTGGACTCGTCCCTGAGATTCAGTGTGCTGAAGTGGATTTCGGGAAGCAGAAGTTTGGGAACCCGGCGGATGTACTGCTCGCCGGTCTCCGGATCTTCTTCCACGATCTCGCGATACAGAGGACGGCGGATGCCACCCTTCAGTTCAAAGTCATAGTGCTGCTGAGCTTCTGCGATCACCTCGCACCGCTTGATGATGTGACGGCGGATCTTGTTCTGGAAGCTGAACATCAACTGCTCGCAGACCTCACGGTTGAGGGCAGAAGATGCATAGGTGCCGGTGGTGCCACCCGCGATCAGGGCTTCACCAATTCCCCACGCCTGCAGTAACTTTGAATCAATTCGTTGATAGTCCTGGTCAAAGCGCGGAACGGATTCGCGACCAAAAACATTCTGTATCTGTAGGCCCAGGTTGTGAACCATGAGCTTGAAGTCTGCAGCCAGTGCGGCCTGGAGATCGTCGCGCACGTCATCGAGATCGGCAGGGCTGGGAATCCACGGCTCGCCGTCACCCAGGTTGGGCAGGCCCAGTGTCGCCAGGATGAGCGGAGCATAGAGCCGGTCAGCCACCGCATCCTGGGCGGCGTTGAGGGACTCTTCCATTGCCAGCGTGCGGAAGGAACGCATCAGGTGCGGAGTGCCACGAACGTCATTGGGGTTGGCGCGGTTGACAATTCGTGAGATCAGAGCATCAGAGATATCGAGGCCGTCATCTTGGGCAGCGGCTTTGATGATCTCTGGATAGTACTTGACTAGCTCTGCGTATTCCTTGTTGCGTTCCATTCTCTCCGAAGGAGATTCATCCGGATCGATGGAACCGTCTGGGCCAGAACGCAATCGCTCGACCATGTCCTTGACGAGAAGCTGGACACGCTCCTGCTGGACGAACAGAGACTTGGACACCCGAACCATGTCCGGATCGAGGATCTCTTCCGAAGACCAGATGCCTAGCTCTTCATTGAAGTGAGCGAGAGCATTGGCCTCTCCCACCATGAAGAACTCCCGGCCCAGATCGGGCAGAAACTCTTCGTAGTTGAGATCGTTCAAAAACATTTCGCTGTAGAACTTTTCGATGAGCGGATCTTTGCTGTTCCCAGTCAGAATGTTGCCATCGAGCGTAAAGGCTTCTGTCTCAGGCACAACCGCGCAGTAGACCTCTTCGACTCGATCAGTCTCCTCTACAGAGACAACCTGCCAGATCTCCATGCTCTTTCGACCGGCGTACTCTTTCCAGCGATCCCGGTGTTGAGGGATGCAGAAAAACTTCTCCGTCAGAGACTCGTTGGCAAAACGAAGTCGGTGAAGAGTGTGAGGGCCGCGACGAGTCCCTTGTGGCAGCGCACTATCTTCCCGATCATACGAGTAGATGTCGGAAGTATGGATGCCCAGGACATGGCAGACATCCCTGACGTACTCAAGATTACTCAGGCTTGAGGAGTCGAGGAAGCACTCGCCCTTCTTGCTCACCGTGCCGTCAGCGGCGAAATAGCCTGCTAGC